TGGTAGATCAGCCCCAGCACAAGGCCGTAGATTTACAAAATTATGACTTTAGTAAACGCAAGAGCAGCTTTTGAAAAAGCTATAACAGACTCAGTAAATGATTCTGACCCTACAGTAAAAATTATTTATGACAACATCCCACAAACTTTGTCAGGTAAAACAATAACCTATGTTGCTATATCAATAACTTTTAACCAAGCAACAGTACAGGCACACGGAGCTGCTGCCACATACTATTCTGGTGCGGTCCAATGTAATATTTATGTACCTAAAAATAAAGGTACTTCTGTGCTATCTGCTGTAGGAGAATCTGTAATATCTGGTCTGACATCCATAAATGCTTCTGATTACACAGATACTTTTAGTTGTAAGCCTAGAGTTGGTGAAATAAGTGGACCTGTACCTATTGAGGTTGAAGATAGATCACACTTTTTAGGTATAGTATCTTGTGCTTTTTCTGCTAATTCGTAGTATATTAGAGTAGCAATGTAACAGAATTATGACCAGAGCTATTGATCTTCTTAAGAATAATTTTGGAGTAAGCCAACTCTATAAATATGATATCAACAATTCTGAAGGAGAAGTAGTGCTTACTGTCTACTGGCATCCACTTACAATAGCTGAACGTGAAATGATACAGAAAAAGAGTGGATCAGAAGATAATAATGACTTTGCCTTACAGCTAATGATTGAAAAAGCATTAGATAAAGGAGGAAAACGTATTTTTGCCGATGGTGACAAGGCTTCTTTACGTAGAGAAGTAGCAGCCAGCGTTTTACAGGAAATACAGCTTGAAATGTTACAGGCAGGAGCAGAAAAGGAGGTAGATGAGGCTAAGGCCGAATTGAAAAGCTAATCCTGATTGGCAGTTTATATACTCTTTAGCTAACGAACTAAAAATGACTGTACGGGATTTGTGCAGTAAATTAACTGTTGAAGAAATGGTAGGTTGGGCTGCCTTTTACAAGTTACGTAACGAAGAACAAGAAAAAGCACAAGATAGAACACAAAGAAGGAGCGTTATACCCAAATCACGGTAGAATAGTCTATATAATTGTTTATTTAGGTCGAAATGGCAGAGAAGAATCTAAATATACGAATAAGAACGATAGATAAGGAGTTAAAAGACTCTTTAAAAAAGATAGCTCAGTTAGAAAAAACTGTAGATAGATTAAGTAAAAAACCTGTAAGAGTAAAGACTTCTGCTGCTCAAAAGAGAATGGAGCAGCTAAGAAAAGAGATAGAAAAAGGTAATGAAATAGCTGCAAAATTATTTAACCCTTTTAGAACCGATGGTTTTGGAAGATCAATAGGAAAAGTAAGAGATCAACTTTCTCAGGTAAGAGCAGCATTTGACGCAGCCAATAGTGCAGCCGAAAGACAAAATAAGGCAACTGCTTTACTTGCAGGTAACTTTAAAAAGATACGAATGGAAGCTGTTGCTTTTGCAATGGCAAGTGGTGATAAAAAAGCGTTGAATCCAGGTGCTACTGGTGCAAACGTAAAAGCCAGACTGAAAGAAATAGAGGCATTTCCAAAAACTATGCTTGCTGGTAGAGAGGCTATGGGTCTCCTTAACAGGATGCTGGAACTGGCTGAGGTTAACTCAAAAGACTTCTTAGATATAAGTCAGGCCATAGGTAAACAGTTGAAGATAAATGCAGATATACAAAAAGCATCGGATACTGCTGCTGGTATAGCAAAACCCAAGAAGAAAGTAAAAGAAAAGAAAGAAGAACTAAAAACAGATCAAAAGATAAACGATCAACTAGAGCATAGACTTCGCATGGAGATGGATCTGTTCAATGTACGTAAGAGAAGATTAAGACAGCAAAAGCAGGAAGAAAAACAATCAGATAGACAGAGAGCAAAACAGAGACAAGGTAGATTACTCGGTGCAGGTTTCCCTTTACTTTTTGGTGGAGGTGTTGGATCTGTTGCTGGTAGTGTTCTCGGTAGTCTTGGAGCAAAGCCAGGGGAAGAGTTCGGTGCACAGATATTTGGTAGTGCGATAGGTACTCAACTTGAGCAACTTGTAAGAAGAGCAAATGCTCTAGGCGATGCAATAGATCAGATAAGTTTTGAGAAACTAGAAGAACAAAGCATCATAATTAGCGGAGAACTAAGAGCACAAGTTGATTTATTAAAAGAACTAGGCAGACAGGATGAGGCAAGAGCAATATTAGCTAGGGAAGTAGAGAAGAGAACAGGTGCGTCTGCTGACGTAACCAGAGACGTGAACAGACAGGTACAGCTTCTAAATGCAGGATTCAGCGAACTTGTTAACAGTGCTGGCACAACCTTATCCATTGTTGGTGGACCGCTACTAACAGGAATAGGAACTATATCCTTCCTAGTTGCTGAGATATTTAAAACCTTTAATAGAGGAATATCCACTCTAAGAGGTTTGATACCAGACTTACCTGTTGTTGATAATTTCTTTGAGAGATTTAATAAACGAATACAGGAATCAATAGGTAGGGTAGCAAAGTTGAGAAGAGAGGTTGATTTAGCAGCAGATGTTCTTCGTACAACATTAAGTATTGAGCAACAGAAAGTATTTGGACAAGAAGCTCAAACATTTGCAGGGCAGAGAAAGAATTTACTTTTACAAAAAAGAATTATAGATGTTCAAAACAATGCTGCAAGGCGAGACGAGTTAAAAGGAGTAAGAAATAAAGGTCTTAGAGCAGATATAGAAGCTAAATTTGATGAAAAATTAGCAATAGACTTATTTAAGATTGACACTCAATTAGCTGGAATTGACGAAAAAGAACAATCAAGAAATGAAAAGCTACAAAGAAGAATTAATTTGATAACACAAGAGTCACAGATACAGTCAAACATAACTAGAGCTATAAACTTCGGAGATGAAGAAACAGCCAGAAGATTACAGTTTGAACTAGAAAAAGTAAGAATACAAAATCAGTTAGGTGAAGAGCTTAGAGCTGCTAAGAGTGTTGAGGAAGAAATACTGTTAGTCAAAAAAGCAATAGCGAACATTGATGCTGCAAGAACAAGAATAAACGATCAACTAACAAAGCAAGAAATGAAACTTAAATCACTATATGAAGGTATTGGATCAGCTATAGAAAACGGAATAGTAAGTGCTATTGATGGTGCGATCCAAGGAACAAAGACTTTAGGAGATGTGGCTCGTAGTGTATTTGGTGAAATATCCAGACAACTAATTAGCTTTGGTGTAAATTCTCTTCTTGGTTCTATATTCCCAGGTTCTAGATTCTTCAGAGCTAATGGTGGTCCTGTTAGCACTGGTAAGAGTTATATGGTTGGAGAACGTGGCCCAGAAATGTTTACACCAAATACGGGAGGCAGAATAACTCCAAATAGTGATCTTGGTGGAACAACTAATATAGTCGTAAATGTAGATGCTTCTGGTTCTTCAGTTGAAGGAAATGAAGAAGAAGGTAGAGAACTTGGTCGTCTTATTTCGGCTGCGGTACAATCTGAATTAATACAGCAGAAAAGACCAGGAGGATTACTTGCATAATGGCTACGTTTCCCTCAATAAAACCTACTTACGGCCAACAAAAGAAATCCGCACCAAAAACTCGCACTGTTCGATTTGCTGATGGCTACGAACACAGATTATTATTTGGCCTCGCACAACATCAGAATCCAAAGATTTTTAACTTTACTTATGACGTATCAGAAGCAGAAGCAGACGTTATAGAAGCCTTCCTTGATGCCCGTGCAAATGACAGTGATAGCTTTGATTTACCTGTTGACTACTTACCTGGTGAAGATTCCACTAAGTTCAAGTTTGTATGTGAATCATGGAATAAATCAATACCATTTAAAAATAGAGCCACTATTCAAGCAACTTTTAGACAAGTATTTGAACCAGCATAATGTCAGTAAATTCAAAAGTATTTAGCGATTTACAATCCATAAATCCATCAGCGATTATTGAACTATTTACTCTTCAGCTATCTACTGCACTACATGGTGCGAATACTATTTACAGATTTCATGCTGGAAGTAACCTAAACGCTAACGGCAAAATAGTATGGGATGGTAATGACTATCTTAGATACCCAATAGAAGCATCAGGTTTTGCTTTTCAAAAAGGACAATTACCAAGACCCAGAATAATTATCAGTAATGCTAAAGGATTAATTTCATCAATACTTTTGTCTGTAAATGAGATAACAACAGGTAATGATTTAACGGGAGCTACAGTTACACGGATAAGAACACTAGCTAAATTTATTGATGCTGTAAATTTTCCAGGAAATACAAACCCTTTTGGAACTCCCGATCCAAATGCAGAGTTTCCTCAAGAAAAATATTCAATAGATCGTAAATCCCTAGAAACTAGAGAAGTTGTAGAGTTTGAACTTGCTGCTCCTACAGATTTAGCAGGAGTTAGAATACCAAAGCGTCAATGCACTAGAAAAGACTTCCCCTCTATTGGTACGTTTGTTCAATGACTTGGAAATATAAAGCACTACTTCATGCACAACGAGAAGATCCCAAAGAATCTTGTGGTCTACTTTTAAATATAAAAGGTAAGGAAAGATATTACCCTTGCCGTAATCTTTCAATGACAGAACATCAGTGTTTTATTATCGACCCAGAAGATTATGTAAAAGCGGACAATGCAGGAGAGATAGTAGGTGTAATCCACAGCCACCCAATAACACCTCCTGCTCCGAGTCAGGCAGACAAAATTGGCTGTGAAGATAGTAAGCTGCCTTGGTACATTGTAAATCCAAAGACAGAACAATGGGCTTATTTAGAACCATGCGGATATAAACCACCATTATTGGGTCGTCAATGGGTGTGGGGTATAACAGACTGCTGGAGTTTAGTAAGAGATTGGTACAAAGAAGAAAAGAATATTGAACTTAAAGATTGGGATAGACCTACAACATTAGAAGAATTTAATAAAAAACCTTTGTTTGAAGCCTGTGCTTGGAGAACAAATTTTAGAGAACTTAGACCAGAAGAGAAATTACAAGATGGGGATGTATTACTTATGAGTATTTTGTGTCCAACTTTAAATCATGTAGCATTATTTTTTGAAGGAGATGTTATCCATCATTTAACCGATAGACTATCTTGTAGAGAGCCTTACTCTGAATGGCTGTTAAAATGTACGGGAAAGAGGTATCGCTATGCTTCGTAAAGTAAAACTGTATGGAGAACTAGCTAAGTTTGTCGGACATGAAGAGTTCGAGGTACAGGTAGATACAGTGGGAAAAGCTATAAGTTTTCTAATACACAATTTTCCAGGTATTGAGTCTTATATGAGTCCAAAATATTATCAGGTAAAAGTTGGTAATTATGCGATTGATAAAGATGAAATAGGCTATCCAATCGGTAAAGAGGATATTCACTTTATACCTGTAATCAGTGGTGCTGGAGGCAACTTCGGTAAAATTGTATTAGGTGCTGCATTGATTGGAATAGGAATGGCAAGTGGTGGAATAACTTTTGCAAGTTTCTTTAATCCTGCTGTTGTACCCTTTGCACCAGGCTTTGCCTCAGCAGGTTTACTTACAAAAGCAACAATAGCAATAGGAGGAGCTTTAGTACTATCTGGAGTAAGCGATATGTTATTTCCTCTACCAGAACCACAAAATTTTAATTCAGAAGAAGATCCACAATTATCTTTTAACTTTAGTGGAGTGCAAAATACATCAAGGGCTGGTACACCTGTACCAATAGTATATGGAGAAATCATAACTGGCTCGGTGGTTGTCTCCGCAGCCATTGACGTAAACCAGGTACAAGCATGACAGAAGAAACTAAGATTATTAGAGGAGCAGGAGGTCCACCAAAACCACCCCCACCTCCTTATCGTGCTCCTGACACTCTACATAGTAGAAGTTTTGCTACTGTCCAAGATTTAATTTCTGAAGGAGAGATAGAAGGATTTGCTAGTGCATCTAAAGCAGAACTTACAAAAGGATCAACAGCTTATGACAACGCAAGTTTAAAAGATGTTTTCCTTGACGATACCCCAATACTTAATGCAAACGCTTCCAATACAAGTCCTGCTGACACCGATTTCAACTTCCAAGACGTAACTTTTAAATCTAAGTTTGGAACGTCAAACCAGACTGCAATGAGTGGTATTCCTGCTGAAAGCAGATCACCTACTGGTGTTGGGGTTACTGTAACTACGTCTGCTCCTGTTACCAGACAAATAACAAACACCGATGTAGATGCAGTTATAGTTACTCTAACTTGGCCTCAAATACAAGTTTTAGAAGATGATGGAGATGTTAGAGGAGACACTGTTGAGTACAAAATACAGGTACAGCATGATTCTGGTGGTTTTGTAGACAAAGTAGTTGCTTCAGTTAGTGGTAGAACTGCTGATGCCTACGCTAGAGATCACAGAATAGAGTTAACAAGCGGTTATACAACTGTAGATGTACGAGCAATTCGTGTAACAGCAGACAGCACAAGTGAACAAAGAATAAATGCGTTTGAATTTACCAGCCTTCAAGAAGTTATAGATAACAATTCTTCTTACCCCAACAGTGCTTATGTTGCTCTCCGTCTAGATAGTAAACAATTTAATCGTATTCCTACAAGAAAGTACCGCATTAGAGGTGTAAAAGTAAGAATCCCAGGAGCAGGAGCATCTGGAACTGGAACTCCAGACGTTGATATTCAAACTGGAAGAATAAGGTATCCAACTGGCTACGTTTTTAACGGAGTTATGGGTCCAGCAACTTATTGTAACTGCCCAAGTATGGTGCTACTCGACCTTCTCACAAACACAAGGTACGGGCTGGGAAATCATGTAACAGACAGTAGTTTAGATTTATTTAGTTTCGTAGCTGCCAGTAAATATGCAAATGAGTTAGTAGATGATGGTACGGGATCAAATACAAGTGAAGCAAGATTTAGTTGTAACGTAAATATTCAAAGTCCTAAAGAAGCATTTGCAGCAATAAATGACCTAGCGGGTGTTATGAGATGTATGCCAATATGGTCTGCTGGATCTATAACTATTTCTCAGGATAAACCGACTACAGCTAGTTATCTTTTTAACTTAGCCAATGTAGGAGAAAAAGGATTTACTTATCAAGGTAGCAGTTTAAAACAACGTCATTCTGTTGTTTCTGTCAGTTACTTCAATATGGACTCTAGAGAAGTAGATTTTGAAGTAGTAGAGGATGCAACAGCAATATCTAAATTTGGAACGATAGTAAAACAAATAAAAGCATTTGCCTGTACTTCTCGTAACCAAGCTGCAAGACTGGGCCGTGCAGTGCTTTTCGCTGAACAAAATGAAAGTGAAACCTGCACTTTTACTACTTCAATAGATGCAGGAGTTGTTGTCAGACCTGGTTCTGTTATTGAAATAAACGATCCAGTACGAGCAGGAGCTAGAAGAGGTGGTCGAGTTATATCTGCAACAACCACCGAAATAATTATTGATGCTGCTGCACAAACAACCTTACCAGATCCAAACGATAACCCAACTATCAGCGTTATCTTAGGCGATGGAACAGTTGAAGTAGGTGTTATTTCTAATATGGCAAGTCCAAATATTAGTGTTAACAGTGTTACAAAACCAGATGGAACGACTGCTTCTGCCTTTTCATCAGCACCCTTGCCAAACTCTCCCTATCTCATATCCAGTACTACACTACAAACTCAGTTATTCAGAGTTATTCAAGTTGAAGAACAAGATGATATTAATTATGTAATTACAGCTTTATCGTATGTCGAAGGAAAGTATAATTTTATCGAGAATAATGTTGCACTTCCTACAAGAACAATATCTCTACTGAACGCACCAGCATCTCCTCCAAGTGCTCTAACAGTTACAGAAAAAACAGTTGTAATAAACAGCATTGCAAGAAGTAAATTAATTATTGATTGGCAGCCAGTACAAGGAGTTACTCAATATCTTGTTAATTACAAAATAGAAAATGGTAACTATGTTTCTCAAGTCGTATTTAGTAGTGATTTTGAAATTTTAGACACAGTTAAAGGTAAGTATGAAATCCAAGTATTTTCTTATAATGCAAGTCTAGAATTATCTGCTCAATTTACAAGTACAACTTTTGTAGCACAAGGTAAAACAGCGTTACCAGAGAACGTCACTAATTTAACAATAGAACCAATAAATGAGCAGTTTGTCAGACTTAGTTTCAATCAAGCACTTGCAATAGATGTTTTACACGGTGGTCGAGTTTATGTCAGACATTCAAATCTTGCACTAGCTTCTGCAAATTTTCAAGGCTCACAAGACGTTATTGAAGCTGTAGCTGGTAACTCAACTGATGTTATAGCTCCTGCTCTACCTGGCACATATCTCTTAAAATTCCAAGATGATGGAGGTAGGTTCAGTCCAATAGAAACAAAAGTATCTCTATCTCTTGTTGATATTCTTGACTCTATAACTGTAAAAACTGATAGAGAAGATACAGATGGAACACCTTTCAACGGAACCAAATCTAACGTACAGTATGACGGTTCCAAAGGTGGCCTAGTCCTTACCGATCCAAGTGCAAATGCCACTGGAACGTATGACTTTGTAGATACTCTTGATCTTGGAGGCACATTCTCACTTGTCTTAAAAAGACATTTTAGTGGAGAAGGTTTTTATACAAGTGACTTATTTGACAACAGAACTGAGTTGATAGATACATGGACAGATTTTGATGGAGCAACTGCTAATGATGCAAACGCAAAAATAGCTGTACGAACTTCTACAGATATGAGTTCTTATTCAGATTTCAATGACTTTGCTAACGGAACATTTAAAGGCAGAGGATTTCAATTCAGAATTACTCTCAATACAAATGACGTTGCACAGAATATGAATCTTCAACAGGCAGGATATTCAGCAACTATGCCATCAAGAACAGAACAATCTGCTGTTATTGCATCAGGAGCAGGAGCCAAAGCAGTTACATTTACCGCACCATTTTTTGTTGGAACGTCTGGACTAGGTAATCTAAATAACTTCTTACCATCTGTTAATATTTCTCCACAAAACATGGCAACAGGAGATTATTTTGAACTTAGCAGTATATCTGGAACTGGCTTTACAGTTCACTTCAAGAACTCAAGTAATGCTAGTATTGATAGGAACTTTACCTACAGTGCTGTTGGTTTCGGCAAAGGAGGGTAACATGGAGGAAAATAGTATTTAACTGTGGCTGACGTTACAAATTACACAATCGAAAATGCTTCTGGAGCCAACGTAAGAATTGACCTCAATAATGTTTTTGCTGCGATCCAGTCAAGTAATTCTAAATCTAGCGACTTAGCTACAAGCCAGTGTGTAGCTGGTATGCCTTTTTTAAATACCACTTCAAATATTTTAAAAATAAGAAATTCTAGTAACAATGCTTTTACTGAAATAGGAAATATAGATAGTGCTAACTTAGGTCTGCTGCCTAGATCAGGTGGCACAATGACAGGAGTTTTAAAAATTGACGACTCCAATAGTGCTTCCACTCCTGCACTAAGTTTCGACACAGATCCAGATACAGGTTTATTTAGAAAATCTGCAAATAAGATAGGTCTCAGTACTGCTGGTACTGAACAGATGTTTTTTGATGCAGATGGTATTACTTTACAGCTACAAAATAATCTTAGATTTGCTGATTCAGATAGCTCACACTATATAGGTTTTTCTGCACCAGGCACTATATCTAGTAGTTTTACTTTGACTCTACCAGCTACAGATACACCAGTTGCAGGGTACGCTCTAGTGTCCGATGGATCGGGAACACTAAGCTGGGGTGTAGCTGGTGGTGCTAGTCAGGGAATATTTTGGGAAAACGATCAGACTATTACAAGTAACTACACGATCACAAATGGTAAAAATGCTGGCAGCTTTGGTCCAATTACTATACAATCAGGAGTAACAGTCACCGTTGGATCTGGTGAAACCTGGACAGTCGTTTAAACTATGAGCCAATTAAAAGTTGACAGCATAATACCAAGGGGAGGATTAGCTTCTGGATCTCAAGGTGGGATAGTACAAGTAAGACAAGCTCTTTTTAAATCACATCAAACATATAGTGGTCTTAGCAACTTTACCGATATAGGAATAAGTTGCGATATAACACCAGTATCGGCTTCTAATCATATACTTGTTCATTTTGGTGTGCGTATGACTTGTTCTTCTATTGCACGTTATGTACTAGGACTTGTTAGAGGTTCAACTATGCTGGACATTGGTAACACTGGAAATGGTACTGCTGAACAAGGTTTAGTTGATGGAACAACAAATGCTAACAGAATGGTCTCATATCCAAACGCTTTATATTTAGATACAGGTATTTCTACAACATCAACGACAACCTATAAAATACAAATAAGAACAACATCTAATATTTCAGTTAACTTTAGAAATGGATCAACTTCTGGTTGTTCCTTTATGACTTTAATGGAGGTAAGTGCATAATGGCTTGGGAAGATTCAGAAGCAATTTTTATAGCATACCCAACTGTAAAAAGAATTATTCACGATGGAGAAGAAGTTGGTTGTTATGACGCAGCAGGAAACAAAATTTCAGTAGTTCAATCAAATATTGATGCAGCAAGAACAGAGCTAGATAAAACAAAATATAAAACTGATAGAGTAGGCGGTACAGCAGACGAAAAAGTTGGAACCTATTATGCTGATATAGGAGATCAACTTGATATGTTGTATCACGATATTGTAGCTGGTAAACTTGATACAACTGGAACGTGGGCTACCCACATAAAAGCAGTTAAAGACGCAAATCCTAAACCATGAGCACACTCCAAGTAGGAACAATTAAAAGCCAGAGTTCTTTACCACCAGTATTTCAAAATAGTTCTGGTGTTGAAAAGGGTCAGCTTGCAAAAATGTGGATCAATTTTAAAGGTAGCGGTACAGTAAGTATCAGAGATTCTTTTAATGTCAGTTCACTTACTGATAATGGAACAGGAGATTACACCGTTAGTTTTGATAATAGTTTGGCTAATGTTAATTATTGTGCAACTGGAACTTGTACTTACTTAATGGGCACAACTGCAAGATATAGGGTTCTTTCGGGATATGTCTGGAGTACTGGCAGTATTAGAGTCGTAACTGGTTACAGAGATACAGTTACAGCCGACCATGAAGTTGTTGGTGTAGTAGTTCACGGAGATAGTTAATGTCAACACTTAAAGTCAACACAATTCAAAATACAGGTGGAAGTGACAGTTCTACCCCAACTCAAATATATGGAGGCAGAGCTAGATTTTGGGTTAGTTTTCAAGGAACTGGCACTGTAGCTATTGAAGATGATTTCAACGTAGATTCAATTACAGATGTAGGTACAGGCGATTACAGGGTTAACTTTGGGGCTGCTTTTGATAACAATGTTTATGCTGTGTTTATGACTAATACTGTATTTTCTAATGGTAGATGTGGTGCTAGAGTCAGGCCTGATGGCGGTATGTCCACAAACCAAACAACAACTAATGTAAGGTGTCAATTTACAGCAGATGGTGGAATGACAGATCAAAATAGAGCTTACATAATCGGTTTTGGCGATATGTAACAGTTAAGATATACTAAAAGAAAAACTTTATGGCAAACTCTGATACACGATTTATTTACACAGATGATGACGGAAATCTTTGTATTGTGGTTCCTTCTGATAATACAAGTCTAACCTTAGATCAAATAAAAGCTAAAGACTGTCCAACGGGAAAAACAGTTTATACTGTTAATAAATCTGCAATTCCTTCAGATAGGAGTTTCAGAAACGCTTGGACTTACACGGAGTAAAACATGGGATTTGGTGTTGACATGGCGAAAGCCAGAGAGATTCACAAAACAAACATCAGAGCAGCAAGAGAACCAAAACTTGCAGAACTTGATGTTGAATTTCAAAAAGCACTAGAAACAGGTGCTTCTACTACAGATATTGTTGTTAAAAAACAAGCATTAAGAGATGCTCCTGCTGATTCTGGTATTGCTGCTGCTAATGATGCTGACGCACTTAAGGCACAATGGAAAACTGATATACTAGGCACATCTCCATATAGCTAATGGCAATTATTCCAGGTAAAAAGAATTTTACTGTCCAACGTAGAGCCGATTTTCCTCTAAAGTTGACATTCAAAGATTCTACTGGATCGGCTATAGATTTGAGTGGATATACTGTGGCTGCACAGGTTTACGATGAATCACGAACCACAAAATATGCAGATTGGGCAGTTACATACACTAATAGATCAGGTGGCATAGTCGATATTAATTTAGCTGATACTGATACAGCAAATTTCACCCCAGATCTTTTGTTTTATGACGTATTATTAACAGAACCTAGTGGTGGCAAAAATTATTATTTAGAGGGTAAACTATTTGTAAGTGAAGGTTACACAGCATGAGCAGCCCTAATAGAGTTCAAGTCAGCCAAGTTTCTGATGTTGTAACAGTTGAAATCACCACGGCTGGACCCCAGGGTCCTGCTGCTAACGCTGGTGTCACTTTTGACATATCTGGAAAGGTAGACGATGCAGTGCTGTACTATCACGCTGCATCTGATACCATAAAAGCAGATAACACTACTACCAAACTTACACTTGTCGATGGGGGCAACTTTTAACAATGGCTAACACAGTACGCATAAAAAGATCCACAGGATCTTCAGCACCAACAAGTCTTGCAAATGCTGAGTTAGCTTTTGCAGAAGGCAGCAAGAAACTCTTTATCGGTATTGGAACGGGTGGAGCAGGAGGTTCTGCAACAACTATCGAAGCTATCGGTGGATCTGGTAGTTATGCTGATTTATTTACGAGTAGAACACAAAATACATTTTTAGCTGCACCAAATGGTAGTAATGGTGCTGCAACATTTAGGGCAATGGTAGCAGCAGACGTGCCTTCGCTGACTGCTTCCAAGGTCTCAGATTTCGATACACAAGTAAGAACAAGTAGATTAGATCAAATGGCTGCACCAACTGGTTCAGTTTCATTAAATAGTCAGACAATTACAAACCTTGCTGACCCTGTAAATGCTCAAGATGCAGCGACCAAGTCATTTGTTGAGGCAACTGCACAAGGTTTAGATGTAAAAGACAGTTGTGCAGCAGCTACTACAGCAAATATCACAATATCAACAGCTTTAAACAATGGCGACACACTGGATGGTGTGACTCTTGCAACTAATGATCGAGTATTGGTCAAAAACCAGTCTACAGCTTCGGAGAACGGTATTTACGTAGTCGGGTCTAGTCCAGCTAGAGCAGATGATCTAGCAGCAGGAGCAGATGCAGCAGGATTCTTTACCTTTGTAGAAAAAGGAACAGTAAACGCAGATAACGGTTTTGTTTGTACTTCTGATAAGGGATCTGCTGTTGTTGGAACGAATAACCTTACAATCGCTCAGTTTTCTGGTGCTGGCCAGGTAACAGCAGGAGATGGTCTAGATAAATCTGGTAATACTTTATCTGTTGATCTAAAAGCTAATGGTGGACTTGTTATTGAATCTTCTGAAATTGCTGTAAAGCTAGATGCTAGTTCTATTACAGGAACTTTAGCAGTCGGAGACGGGGGTACAGGTGGAACAAGTGCCTCCCAAGCGAGGACAAATCTTGGTCTAGCCATAGGCTCAGATGTACAGGCTTTCGATGCACAGCTTTCAGATGTAGCTGGTCTTACTCCAAGTAACGGAGTATTTATCGTAGGTGACGGATCTAATTTTGTTGCTGAGTCAGGTGCTACTGCTAGAGCTAGTCTTGGCTTAACAATCGGAACCAATGTTCAAGCGTATGACGCTGACCTCGATAACTTATCAGGTATGCAGTCTGGTGCTTCTGCTGCTTTAGCTGCCCTAACTTCAACTGAAGTCGGAATCCTCGATGGAGCAACAGTAACGACCTCGGAATTGAATCTGCTAGATGGTGCTACATCTGCAACTTCTACGACTTTGGCAGCAGCAGATCGTGTAGTACTAAATGATAATGGAACGATGAAACAGGTTGCATTATCTGATCTAGTTACATTTTTAGAAGATGAAAGTGCATCTAGCTTTAACATAGACGGTGGTTCATACTAGAGCTAGGAGGTAAAAGCTCATGGCTAATGAAATTAAACTCAAAAGAGGTTCTGGTAGCGATCCAGGGGCTAGTGATCTAGTTGTCGGTGAGATAGCGATAAGAACTGATACAGGTAAGCTATTTACAAAGAAAGATAATGGATCTGTTGCTGAAATATCAGGTAGCGGAGGTATTGATGACGGAGACAAGGGCGATATTACTGTCAGTAATGGTGGCGATACTTTTACTATTGATAATGGAGTCGTAACATCAGCCAAGATAGCTGACGGAACTATCGTAAATGCTGATATAAGCGGAAGTGCAGCTATAGATGGATCGAAATTACAGGCTGCTGGTTTAGTTAATGCTGGATCTATGTCTGCTGCTAATTTTAATAAGTTAGCTGGCATTGAAGCAAATGCCACTGCTGATATGACAGGGACAGAGATTCTAGCAACTATCTCTGGTGAGAATATAATTCTTGGAGAAATAGCTTCTACTGGTAACTCAACTTTTGCTGGTAACATAACACTATCTTCCAGTGATGGTGGTAGTGCTGCTGCACCAGAATTAGATTTATACAGAATTAGTGCATCGCCAGCAGATGCGGATTATTTAGGTCAAATAAAATTCTCAGGCGAAGATGCTGCGGATAATAAACAAGTTTATGCAAAGATCACAGGAAAAGCGGGTGATGTTACAAATGCAACGGAAGATGGAATACTCGAATTTATGCTCACAAAAGCTGGTTCAAATAATATTGCTGCAAGATTTACAAGCACAGATTTAAAGCTAATAAACGGAACAGGACTTGAAGTCGCTGGTAATATTTCCTGCGATGGAACGATTGATGGCCGTGACGTAGCTTCTGACGGTACAAAACTTGATGGAATTGAGAGTGGTGCGACAGCAGATCAGACAGCAGCAGAGATAAGAACATTAGTTGGCAGTGCTTCCGACAGTAATGTGTTTACTGATGCTCTTCTATCTAAATTGAATGGAATTGCTGCATCAGCCACAAATGTAACTAACAATAATCAGCTAACAAATGGAGCAGGGTATATAACCGCAACCCTAACTAATGAACAAGTCCAGGATATAGTAGGCGGTATGGTTTCTGGTAATACTGAATCTGGTATTACTGTTACTTATCAAGACGGTGATGGAACGATTGACTTCGCTGTTGCATCACAGACAGATCAAAACTTCACCAACGCAGATCACAGTAAATTAGATGGTATAGAAGCTGGAGCTACTGCTGACCAAACAGCAAGTGAAATCCTTACACTTATTAAAACTGTAGATGGGGCAGGGTCAGGGCTAGACGCTGACACATTAGATGGTTATAGTCAAGGCAATTTTGTAAGAACAGACGGAACTCATACTTGTTCTGGCAAGATTACTTTTTCAGATGGAATTGTTTTACCAACAACAGGAGATGGAATTAAGTTTGGTGCTGGTGACGCTGCTAATGATGATGCACACATCGAATGGTTAGGGGGAAGTAATGCTGGCTATTTAAGAATTTCTACTTCTGATGATTCAGATAGTGATAGTTTTGCTAATGAGTATATAGAAATTGGAGATTATGAAAATGTAAATAAAGGTGGTACTTTTACACAGCACCTTAGAATTTCTAGAGACAGATTTTTAGTTCGGACAGGAACAGCATCTTCAGTAGGAGATAGACTAAATATTGCTTCTGATGGAACTGTTGATATTTATGGAAATTTAGATGTAGGAGCAGGGCTTGATTTAACTGGCAACATGACAGTAACAGGTACAGTTGATGGTCGTGACGTAGCTAGTGATGGATCAAAACTAGACGGTATAGAAAGTGGAGCTACCGCAGATCAAAGTAATTCAGAAATAAAAACAGCCTACGAAGCTAACAGTAATACAAATGCTTTTACTGACGCATTATTGTCTAAGTTAAATGGCATAGCTGCTTCAGCAACTAACGTCACAAATAATAATCAGCTTACAAACGGTGCAGGGTATATAACAGCCACTTTAACAAATGAGCAAGTACAGGATATTGTCGGTGGCATGGTTTCTGGTAACACAGAATCAGGCATAACAGTAACGTACCAAGATGGTGATGGAACGATAGATTTTTCTGTAGCTTCGCAAACTGATAATAACTTTACCAATGCAGATCACAGCAAATTAGACGGAATAGAATCAGGTGCAACCGCAGACCAAACTGCTTCCGAAATAAGAGCTTTAGTTGAAAGTGCTAGTGATAGCAACGTGTTTACAGATGCAGACCACTCAAAACTAAATGGTATCGCTGCTGGTGCAACTAACGTAACCAATACGAACCAGTTAACAAATGGTGCTGGCTTTATTACTGCAACACTAACCAACGAACAAGTACAGGATATTGTTGGTGGTATGGTTTCTGGCAACACAGAATCAGGTATCACAGTTACCTATCAAGATGGTGACGGTACATTAGATTTTTCTGTAGCTTCTCAAACAGACAATAATTTTACAAACGCAGATCACAGTAAATTAGATGGCATTGCTGCTGGTGCAACAAACGTAACTAATAACAACCAGATTTCAAATGGTGCTGGCTACGTTACTTCATCTGTCATCAACTCATTAAACGCAAGTAACCTTTCTTCTGGAACGATACCTGATGCAAGATTTCCTTCAACACTTCCAGCAGTTGATGGATCGAACTTAACAGGCATATCGGCTGGTGCTACTGGTGGCGGTTCTGATGAAGTATTCTACGAGAATGACCAAACTGTAACTACGAACTATACTATAACTAACGGCAAGAACGCTATGGCTGCTGGCCCTATTACAATTAACAGTGGTGTTACTGTTACTGTAGGATCAGGAGAAACTCTTACTATCGTCTAATTTATGAAAGCTATCATCGAAAAACAGTTAGTTCAATGGAAAGAAGAACTAGCAAAACAGGTAAAAACTAAAGAACAAGCTGAAAAAGTATTGATGGACACTAATAAAGCTATTTTGATGATTGAGGGCGGTATTCAAGCGAAGGAGATGTTGTTGAAAAAGATCGAGTCATCAGACCAGCCAACAGGTATAGTGGAGCTAAACCAAGAATCAGGAAAAGCACCATCAAAGAAATAGGTGCTAAAGCCTTTATTAATGCTTCTCTAATCATGTTTCAAAAAATAGCTAATGTTTTGAGTATCATCTCATTTGTAATGGTAGCTTCCATGAGTGGTGGAACGTACTTTGCATACAAATATGTAACATCAGAACAGTTTAAATCAAGAGTGATGAATGAGATTCTTGATAACGTACAGGGAATGATGCCAAAAATATTAGATAATGGTTTACCTAAAATGACAGGTCCATCTATGCCTATCATTAAATGAATTGTTGGCACTGTAAAACTGAACTTATCTGGGGTGGAGATCATAGCTTAGATGGTGAAGATCACCCATTAAGATCTGGAGAATACAGCATGATAACTAATCTTTCCTGTCCTAACTGTAATTCTTTTGTGGAAGTATATTTACCAAGAGATGCCTACGATTGATATACCTGATATTTATATTCCTGAGATATACGTACCAGATGTACCAGAGCCTTACAATCCACATTATTTACAGATAGCAAGGCCACCAGATATAGATGTTCCTGGTTGTACCTATCAACATCGTGATATAAAAAATACTGGTAATCATAATTTACTATTAGAAGATCCAAATGGTGTATTTACAACGTGTGATTTTCCGTTTCCTAGTTTCGTACCTCTTGACTATACACCTGAGAATCTCGTTATTACAGAAGAACCGCTTGTCAATAATGAGCCACCGCCCTTACCAGAAACAGAGCAGCCAAAAATTCCTCCACCACCTGACCCTCCCCCACCAGATTTTGCTCCTTGCCCTGGTAAAAACGATCAACGAGTAGGAGACTTTCGTAACGAAAAGAAACTGGAGCGTGTCATCGGACATGAAAGAGGGCAAGATGGGAGTGAATGTATAACTCTCTATGAAGCAGTTGAGTGGAAAGATCAGTACATACCTTCTGCCCCTCAGTTTGTTGGGGTATTTAGTCTGGCTCTGGTTGGTGCATCTGCTCCCCTTGTTTTACAGCTTGTACGACCAATCGTTAAACAAGTCGTGACAAAGTTGACCAAAAAGAAAAAAGATAAGTAAAATAATAATCCGTAGATGAGTTTAAGACCCGTGACTTATCTACTCTAATTTGTGAGTATGTGGGATAACTTGATTGGGAGGAATGTTAACAATAATATCTTCACAAGTAACTGCACTTGGTGTACCCTCTTTAAATTTAGCTCCCAAATTTGCTTGTTTTGCACACATTTCTAAACGATAGAGACTAATCTCCATTTTAGTTTTCTTTATAAGTAGCCTCTGAGCTTCAATATTTACTGCTGTTGCTTCATGGCAAAGGGCTGGTGACTTGCCTAGCGGAATATTAAACTGAGCAGATATTCCATAATTTAGATTAAAATTATCTTTTTCAAATCTAGGTATTTCTGAATAGTATTTGATCTCACCAGTATCTTCGTCATAAATAGGTGTCCTCGTAATATATTCTTTGGGTCGTGCGAAAGACCAACTATCTGTTAAATAGGGTGTAATTGTAAGGCTAGGTGAAGCACATACTATGCCCTGACTCATTTTGTAAGACGGCATAGCAGATGGTGTAATCATGGTGGCATTATTATTAACGACACCTTGGGCATTGCTGGAAGGTGACGCAACGGTAGTGTTTGCAAGGGTTTTGACAGGACAGAGAAGTAAAGCTATTGCCCAAAGGTAGTTGTAGTTTCTGTTGTAGTGCTTGTAGTTATTTGACGAGTTATGGTTGTTGTCGTATCTAGCCCTGGGGTAATTAGCGTTTCTTGTAGAGAGAAGGCTGCTCCATCGTTTGATATTGACCAGCGAGGTATAGCTTCTAAGTTTGGTGAAGTCCAACTAAAATTTACTCCCCCGACTGTTTGTTGATCCGTAGTCGTAGGAGTAGGGTTGATATATCCTGTTTCAGACTCAATATTATGTCCTGACGCACTGTAGCTGTAGCCTGTCCTGTATTGATGGCTCGTGATCGTTTCATTAATTATTGACTCAGATGTGCTTGAAGTTTGACTCGAACCTGTACGAAACTGTGGTACTACAGGAACAGCAAGTGTTCTTATAGGTAATGTTAATAAAACCAGCAGCCAAAGTCTAGTCAATCGTAATAGTAACTTTAGTAGATCCTATGCAAGATGTACCCGATCCACCTGCGGTGCAAGTATGAACGCCAGAACTTAGCGAAGTGAGTGCAAGGTTTCCTGCTGTACCACCAGAAGCTACTGTTGTCGTTCCACCTAATACTGGCAATGCTGCGATTCCTGCACTTGGAGTTACAGCAGATGGTGTAGCGTCACCCATTGTCACCGACTCGGTTTTTGAAAAAGCCGATCCACTCGTAGTCACGGTTGTATCAGTCTGAATCATAGCTGGAACGCCATTGGTGAGACTGCCAACATTGATCCCACCGATCTTTCCTGATGTTGTGGTATCTCCTACAGTTACAGATGGGGTAATATTATTTCCGCTTAAAGAATATGTTGTACCAACTTTTTGAGTAGTTACGAAAGGCATATCTACAGTGATCTGGGCAGATGTCACAAATTCTTGCTTAATGTCTGCGAGCACAGGGCTAGATACCAGAAATAAAAATGGAAGTAGTTTTTTCATTGGATTCCTACCTTAGTGTCCTTGTTATCTACTATTTTAGCAGCGTTTGTGGGTTTCTTTTTGTTAACGGAGATACCGTATGAACCGAGGACCCCACTGGTCAAGCCAGCTAAAAACGCTCCATCATTGCGAATCTTATCCATGTATCCAAGAGTCATCATTGCAAGCGACCAGCAAAGAATCATAAATCGGACAGCGTGACCAAAGATTTCACCCCATTCGATGCCCTCTTTTTCTTCTTGATCTTCCATAAAAGTTAAGATTCTTGTCTAATACTAGCAAGTTAGCTATGTTTGGGAAGTAACACAATAAAAACGATGGTAAAAATCTTAAAACCTATCCTTCTAGTCTTTATCAAATCAAAAGCAATGAAGAGATTAATTGTGGATCTGTTAAAGGCAATAGCCAAGCAAACGGACAACAGTATAGACGACCAGGCAGTGGCTTTTATTGAATCCAGGATGTTCCCAGGTTCTACTACAAATCTCCAATAATATGAGAGATAGAGGCTTTATGAAAATGATCTTCGGGAAATTAGATCCCGAAACAGAGCTAACAGTAGAGCTACGATGCAGGGAAGTTAAGGCTTGTAATGATATAGACAAGATAAGGGCTTTTTGTATAGACCTAATGAAAAACCATGCAAAAACTGAAGCTGTGCTATCTCATGCACTGCTCCGTTTAGTAGAGTTAGAGGTAGCCCTGTCTGACCTAAAGGCTAAAGAAAAAGCTAGAGAAAAATCTAGTCGTCTAAAATTGCTGCTTCAACGTCTGCGTGAGAAAATTGACTAAGCAGTTTCTTATGTACTTGGCTTATTTGAAAGTTATATTTAGTTAATTCTAGTTTTTGTTTAACAGACAATTCATAGTTACCTTCGTATGTAACATGGGCTGTGTAGTCATCTTTTATATTTATATGGTGTTCTACTCCTCTAAGAGTGTGATCTAAAAAAGTTCGCATAAGTTGTTTACACTTCCAGTCTTTTATCTTTTTAAGGTTACGCTTGTCCTGTGTACTTCTTGGGGTTGGGATAATTCGTTTCATGCTTTGTTAGCTTTTCTACCTTCAATTCTTTTACGAACAGATTTCTGCCATACAACTATATCTTCTGCCTTAGCCATATCATAAACAGACTTAGGGTATGCTCGCTCCAGTTCTGAGTAGATCAAGTTTCTAACCCAGGCTGTAGCTTTGATACCCTCTTTGTCTGCCAACTCTTGAGCCAAATTAGCTCTATTTGGATCGACTAATACTTGGAAATAAGTTTTGTTGCCGTGAACGATAGCCATGAAATAACCTGTCTTGTACTACTCTAGCACAAAACCTGGAATAAGCAGCTAATTATACTAAAAACCTTCAGCTTTTTTTAGTTTAATTTTGGGTTTTTTCTTTGTAGGTCTACGCCTTCTTACTTTTACTTTTGGCTCTTTACCCATGTACTCCATAAAGACATTAGGCATTTCTCCAAATTCAGTGGTTCTTTTACTCATTAGTGCACCTCCCTCCATGTTTTACCTATCTGTACTTCTGCTAATGCAGGTATTTCACCTAACCATAGAGATTCAGATAGTTCCATAACTTCTTTCAGTGTCTTAGCCCACTCTTCTGCGTGTTCTTCACGAACCAAAAGAAGTATCTCATCGTGTACTGCTGCTGCAATCTTTACAGTATCTTCACCAGCATCTTTGACCTTAGACCATATCTTTCCAAGTGCACATTTAAGAATAGCTGCACCTGCACCTTGTATGGGCGTGTTACATCTAACAGTAATTCTGTTAAGATCACCTTTTAGAAATCTTCTCATGCCAGATACAGGAACTCTAGTCTCAGCCCAGTCATCATCTTTTGTCTCTTTTGCTTCAAGATAATTCTTACTCTGCCAATCTCGGATACCGCTATAAGCATTTAACCAGTTGTCACGAACTTTACCTGCTTCATCAAGCGTCATCAATACCCCACTACTACCTGCGTAGTTACGTAGACCCTCCGAACCAGCTCCATAAAGTAAACCGAAGTTCGCTGATTTAGCTATCTGCCTATCGCAACCCATCTGCTCGGCAGTGTAATCATGTAAATCTGCACCATCTTTAAATGCTTTTATCATGTTCTTGTCATTAGCAAGTGCAGCAGCCAGTCGTAACTCCATCTGAGAAAAGTCAGCATCAACAATCAGCCAACCTTCTGGAGCTTCAACACACTGTCTAAACTCAGAGTCTCTAGGTATCTGTTGATTATTAGGTTTGATACTGGACATTCTTCCTGTATCTGCTCCAAGTTGCATATAAGATGCCCTAACAAAACCATCATCGGCCATCTTTTCCTGGATGCTGGCAAGCATCTGTCTACGCTTCTCTGTCTTTTTCCAATTCATAAGTGTTTGGATCGCTTCAGAGTCAGCAGCACATTTACGCAATGCTTCTCTAGATACAGATTTTTTACCTTTACTATCTGTGGGTGAATACTTCAGTAGTATCTCCAGCTTTTCTAGTAACTGCTTGGAGCTTTTTATATTGAAGCCTTTATACTTTTTAGTACCTAAACGAATAGATCCTTCGTCTTTCGCACGTAAATTAAACTCTCCATCATCATCCCGTGGTAGTTTCTGATCTTCTGGTAAAGCATTATCTAGCTCACGTATAAACTCTTTACCCATCTCTTTGGCATCATCTTCATAATCTATAAGACATTGCTCTAATGATTCTTTATTCCAAGGTAAACCAGTTCTCCACATCTGAGCCATAGCTGGAAGTGCATTACACTCTAGAGTAAATGCCTTACCTAATCTTGCTGCTGCAATCTTATAGTTTAATGTAGCATCAAGTTCAAGCAATACTTCAATATCAGTAGCAGCATACTCAAGCTGTTCTTTAGTTAGTTTCTCTAAACTCCAGTCTGATCTCTGCTGTTCTTTAGATACTTCTCTATTTAAATGACGTAAAGCTACATCAGCTAAACCATGTTTAACTTGAGGAATACCATTGGTAAGTAATCTGCTGGCTATCATGCTGCATCTAACAAGACCACTAGGATAGATGTCATGTTCCTGCAACCAGCCAAGATCAAACACTGCATTGTGGGCAAGCCAGTGTCTCTTCATGCTGCCAAAGAAACGTATTAGATAATCCCAATCTTTGTCTACTAAATCAAAGCAATCTATCACCACAATAGATCGTGATGAATAGCTGCCTAGCTGAAGCAGACGTAACTTACCTTTCTCTGGTTGTAGTTGTAAGGTTTCAGTATCAAACGCAATGCTGTGTGCTGTATGAAGTCTGTAAAGTTCTTTAATACCGTAATATACGGTGTAATTTTGTGAGGTCATGGAAGGACCAAATAAACTGCATTACTACTGTAGCACAATAAATTTAAACTGCATAGTGCTTTCTAATATAATCTGGTATTTCACTATGCAAACCTTTAGCTTGTAGCTCTGAGACTAGGCCAACCCACTTCAATCTGTATGCACCTGTTACCTCTTTGTAGGACTGTCCTAAATAAATACGTCTGCAAGTTTGGTAATCAATATGCCAAGTGCTAGGAATATGAGTTTTAAGTAGATGAGCTAGTGAATACTTAGCAGTCTTATTATTGTTTTTATAGTGGTTATTTCTGTGCCACTTAAATACAAAGTCTAGTAAACAACTAACTTTACCTTCATCTATCCTGGATCGTACTCTTCTAGCCTCTCTTTCTGGTGTCTTGTTTTTCCAGTTGAGAGGTGCTTCTTGCTGAGTAGGCAATACAGTCTTGCTTAATTTTACAGGTATAGTCATTTCAACTACAGGTTCAGCAGCTACAGCCACGGGTGCTGGCTCTTCAGTCTTTTTTGAATGAATAGCTTTTAATTGTTCTTTACTAAGAGGCTTTACATTTACTTCTCTAGATATATGAGAGAACTGATCTTTTGTTAGTGTGATAATCCACTTGTTAATAACATCGTCATTCTCTTGCTGAAAAGATATGTTAATTAAATTATTCTTTTCTTCAACTTTGGTTACTTTACCATCCTCAAAGTTTACTTCTGATTTATTAGTCAGAATCTCTGTATGTCTTAGTTCCATAAATATTTGTGCTTTTGGACTTCTATTAATCTAGCACAGCAGTAAATTATGTCCAGCTATTAATTCTTTTTTCTAACAAATCTGTATTAATTACAGTTCTGACATCCACATCAAGTCCACAATTTACGGCTGTCATAATTTGATTATTCATTTCAGTTATTGAATAATAGTCAACCTGATTTACACAGTGCACTCTTCCTAATTCATCATACTCAGTGAACCTAACAGTAGCTATTGGTCCGTCTTTTGGAGCATATAGTTTCTGGATGGTGAGGCTTACATTTCTGGTGTGCATAGCTATTCTTTTACGTATTGAAGTTGTGGTGGTATAGGTAAATTATATCTTTTTAAATATACTTTACATACATAAGGTTTGTAAAAACCTACGTTCCATTTGCCTTCTCTATCTTTTATAATGTCATAGCCTAGTTCTCGGCTTAAGTTAGATAACTCACCTCCAAGAACTTTATTACTTTGTAAATCTCTAGGAAATCCACACATTGTTGCAAGCATAAGAGCAGTCAATCTACCCTTACAATCTTTTAAATTTTGAACTTCCTCGTAAACAAAAGCTAGTTCTTCCTCTAGCTCTGCACATTTTTTATCTGTCTGATCTACTTTGTAATTAAGAATTTTATTATCGTTAATTACGTTAGCCAGTACTTTATCGTGCATTGCAGCAGCCCGTACTATCAGCTCCATGTTCTCTTCGTGTTTGTTAGACATACGATAAGTTTTCTCCTACTTTAGTACACTAATAACTATAAGTCTATAAGTTTATTTTTGCCTTCTAAATCGTCTCTCATAATATCTATCTTTTCATTACTATCTACCTTACTAACCCCATCAATTCCCCAGAATTTTTCACAATCCTCTATATACCCACGGGGGTCTGTGTATAAAGGTCCTTCCGTTCCAACGGAAAGGGTTTCAACAACATCGGGCTTTGTAGAAAGGTCCTCTTTGTATAAAGTCTCCTGACTATTATCTGGACTTTTTACAATCTCTGACTTTTTACAATCTTCATTGTTCTTCAAATCAGTTCCAGTATCAGGGTTTTCTACTTTATACACACTATTACGGGGTGTCAAGGAAAACTGTCCTTTTTTGGTCTTTCCTATGGCTTTGTAATACTTAGCAGGTCTACCTCCTGTTTTAACGTCTGATGGTGGATCACATTCATAAATTAATTTCTGATCTGATAGTTTATTAAGGCTATAAACTATGGCACGTTTCTTGTGCATACCTCCAACAAAAGGATCTTCAACCAAATCTTTAACACACCATGCTTTATCTTCTTTACGCATGAGTTTAAGAATATCAATCGTATGCTGGTTAGGTGAATCAAGCACCCTTTCATTGGTTCGCTCAGGTGCAGGGTTAATCGTATAAGAATAATCAGGCAATAAAGTAAACAACATCTTCAATCCTTCTCTATCCTCTCTTGATTTCTCTATAGTTACCATTCTTGTATTCTGTGTAACTCCCATTTCAGCAGCATCATTCATAGATAACTTACGCATATTCCAAGTTTCATCTACAGCATTTTTGATAGCACTCGTACCTCTGAACTTACCTTCCTTTGTATTGTGGTGAATGATAACTATTGAACAAGCAGGAAAGTCCTGACCATTTCTCCTAACTAATTTTTTGATGGGTAGAGCATACTCTCTTCTATTTTCTTCGTATGGGTTGCTGTCATTACAACCATCCAAACTATCAATAACAATAAGATCGTAAGCATACTTCTTTTGCATCCTTTTAAATCTTGCATACCACTGCATATCCCATTCAGTGACTACTTTTACATTCTTATCACAACCAATTAATTTCATCTGCCTACGTAGTATTCTTTCGTTCTGATCGCCATTCAACCAAAGAACTTTACCTACTGGTACGTTTACCAAACTGCCATAAACATTAAAATCTTTACCCTGTCCAATATGTTTAGCCAAGGTCTGGCACATAGCAGTTTTACCAGTACCACCATCTGCATGAACTAATAGAGTCCAAGGTTTTGGTAGCAATCCTGGAATCAAATACTCAAAAGGTGTGTCATCTAACTCATCAGGTGTAAGAGGCTTCTGTCCTTTAGTCCTCTTATACATTTCATGTTTATCAATTATCTGCTCAATAATTGCAGCATTGGCCCGTTTACATTCCATTGCCAATTTATGCACAGCCTGATCGTGCATAGCTGGATCTTCATTTTCTGGATTAGCGTCTATCTCGTAGTAACGCCTAATAATATCTGCACCATCTGGTATATCTTCTTTGTATTTAAGAGGAATAGCTTGTACTTCATCAATAATTTTATCTAAACCAGTATGCTTAAATCTTTTTCTATCTGGATCAGCGTCATCTGCTAAATCAATAAGGTGAGACATATTATATCTAGCACCATCGTTACGCCAAGCTGCATACCATCTTCTTTCGCAGGGATCTTCACCATTCTCCCAACAGTGTTCATAATCTGGATCTTTCTTAGACCACTCTCTCCATAAGTTAAGACCCTCTACACCAGGCAATTCATTGTTAATCATTGCCCCTATCTCCCACCAATAGTCCTCACTATTTGGGCCAGTGTATTTAATAACACTCAAGCAACCAGTTATTATGGCAACTTTCTCTTCAGTGGATCGCTTAGACCATCTATTATCTACATACTTTATATTTACGTCTTGATGTTTTTTCTTATACTGCTCTTTCATACGAGATAGCAACCACTCTGGAGCATCTGGTACTTCAAGCAAATTACCCTCTAACTTATATTTGCCCTTTCCTACATTTTCTTTATAGTATTCACCAGCTATTACACCTTGTCCTCCCCATAAAACTTCCCATCCTTCGTGTCCAGCAGCAGTATGGCTTATAGAATCTACCTCAGACCAAAGCTCTTGAGGTATTTTAAATAAGAATTTTGCAGCATTTTTCTTTAATGAAGTTACCTTTGGAGCGTGTTTAAGATCCTTGCCCCACTTTTTATTTATTGCACCTAAGTTTTTATCAACATCAAATATCACTAGACCATCTGATCTCTGTCCAGTAAATACACCAATGGCTTTATACTTATCTGGTTCGTTTTCAATCATCAAAGCAGAGTCGCTTGCTGATAATTTCTCTCTCCACGCTTTACCATAAGGAACCTTACCATCAGAAAAAGTATCTGGTCTGGAATCATCTTTTTTAGGAAGTAGTACTCCTTGTGCATATATAGGACAAGTTACCCAGTTATCAGGGATTTGTGGAATAAAACTTTTTTTACTCATGTGCTAGAATACCTACTGAAACAGTTTGTTTTTAAACCCTCAAGGTTCACCGATCTTGGGGGTTTTCTTATTGTAACCTATTGCCATTCATTTGTCATTGTGCTACATTAAAAGAGCAATTAGACTTTTAAGTCACTACGCAATTATGCCTTTTGTTTCAAAAAGAGCCAGTGAAGATGCCTCCAACTCTGGAGCGTCTCGTGACGGCTACCTAAATCCACACAACTTAGATGATGGCGACAAAGTTCGCTTTAGTCTACTCCAAGAAGCACCTTGGGAATGTTTTTTGTTATGGGGTCATGAAGATGGCAACATAAAAGCTAAAAAGCCATTCAGATTTGCTGATGATCCTAGCCCAGAGGATATAGACCATAAACTTGGTGAAAAGTATGTAAGACCATTGAATAGAGATGGTAACGCACCTGAGCCAGTTAAGTTAGAGCAATGTGTGGCTGTTTACAACCACGAAATGGAAAGAGTACAGGTTCTAGCCTGGACACAGAAAACCATTACAAGTGCCTTTGATGCTATCAGTCAACTAGAAGATTATGAAGATTCTTTCTTAGACATTGATTTCATCCTATCTCGTAAGGGTACAGGAACTAATACTGAGTACAACCTTACACCTCTCAACAGAAAGAAAGGCTTGACTACCACTATTGATGAAGAGTGGGCCAAAGTCAAAAAGACTTTCAAGCTAGAAAGACTCTTAGATGGTGGTGATCCATTCAAAGAATCTGACTAACACACTAAATCTGGGGTCACATTAGTTGACCCCTTTCTTTTTTATGGTATTTTAATAATGGGAACGTGTATTTATTATCCATTCATGGGAACGCTAGACAAACAAAATGCCTTAGCATCTCTCAGAAAATGGACCCTAATCCAAGACAACAGTGGACCGTACAGAGTATATAGAGACGAAAAGAACAATGTATATTCCAGCGTAACTCACATACTTAAAGAAACCGCACCCCAAGAATCTAAAGATGCACTTGAAAGATGGATTAAACGACCTGACTCAGAAATGGAACGTGACGTTGCCTGTGAACGAGGTCGACTATCACACTCTCATGCCGAGTATATCCTCAAACTCGCTTCAAAGTTTGCTAGGCAAAGTGCTAATAAACGGAATATCTGGCGTACTGGATCGGATGGACTCGAAAGATGCCCCAAGAAAGTCACACAATGGAGCCTTTCAAAGGCAGCTCAATCTGCCCCGAAGGTCGCATGGTCAGCCAGTGGCTACGCCAGAGGCTTACGGTCTTTCATCCTGGAACGTGTAACCGCCATTCATGCAGTTGAATTTTCGGTATATAAAGAAGGATTTGGATTTGCTGGTACAGCAGATGCTTTACTGGACATAGATGGAGAAGGCCCATTCATAGTCGACTGGAAAACAGCTAAGGAAGCTAGGTCAGATCAGATGGTGGAACAATTCTGTTGCCAACTTGGAGCGTACAGCCTAGGGCTAAAATCCCTCACCCATATAGAACCTAAATATGGAGCTGTAATTATTGCCAGACGATCTGGTAAACCACAGATAAAAATGTTAAACCGCCTCGAACTCATAGGAGCTGAGACGGAATTTTTAAGAAGAAACGAGTTGTATCAGAAACAGTTGGAACTGGTTACTGTTTAGAGTATTTACCTTTTTTAATCTTCCAATCGTATTTATTTATAAAAGCATTACAGTGTGTACAGCCCAGTGCAGACCACGATAAATGATAAATAGTAGAGGTCTTATTACACTTAGGGCACAGAATCTCTGCACCCGAATAGCGTTTACACTTGGAATACCTAGTAATTGGAACGTAATCATCCATATTGCACCTCTATCGGACTACTAGATTTGAGAATAAAATCAACATAAATTTCTTTATCTTCATCATATTCCCAGTCTAGTCTAACTATCCTGATAAATTCATTTTCTAAATAAGCAGTGGGTTGCTCATCTTCAAAAAACATAGAATGACTTTCCTGTTCTTCATCACAGGCATGACCTACAATTAAATAGTAGATACCAGTTTTATTCCAATTTGGATCGTTATTCATAATAAAGTTCCATATCTAAGTTTTTCTAATATTCTTTTTTTAGTGTTCTCTAAATGTTCCTCATAATCACAAGAGTATGAAGTATGTATTTCCTCTACAGGATACATATATACATCATTGTCTATATGATTTAAAACAACATTTTGAGTTAGTGGATCGTTGTCTGGTGTAACTAGATCATCCTCTGTATCTACGTCAACCAACAAAGTTACTAGAACTTTTTTAATCATAATCAGTCTCCACAGGATAGTCTTTATCCTCAACAGGCTCATCCTCTATTGGATCGCCAAATCTCCAGTCAATCGCATTTTGCTCACGCTGGCTGTCCAGTGCGGATTGATGGTTGTGCATGAATGAATCAGTCATACCTTTTTATAGAGTTTTAAGTGGTTTGAGTAATTTTTAGCTGCATCTGTATAATTTTGATTATCTTCAGCAGTAGTAGTAGGTTTACCTAACTTGGTGGCATAGCTCTGCACTATATCCCACAGGTTATCCAGTATTACCTGTTTACGATCTATTTTCTTTTTTGGATCGTTACTTTTTTCTAGTTCCCACATATATTCTTTCTCAGCCTCAGAGTGGTATCTGTAACCAGTGCTCTCTGGAACTTTGAAATCAACGTGTAAAATATCCACAATATCCTTACGGCATAGATATTTCTCTGGAGGATTCTTTTCATTTTCTCTAAAAATGTCAAGAATAAAATTAATAGCTTTTTTCTTATCCATTATTAAAATCAATAAATTTTCTAAATAAGGATTCAAAAGCATTTAACAGAATAGTCTTATTATCTGGATCGGCTATTGAATAACAAGAGGCAAGGGCCTGTTCAAAACTACCCCCAAACCTATCCATATTTTGGATGGCTGTATAAATTTCGTATTTATCCATTAACTTATCTCCTCATTATCTATTTCTTGGATCGTTGGCTCTCTCCAAAATCCTACACTGGCAGTCTCAATACATTCATGACCAATATGTAAGGGTGAACATTCAATGCCAAATAATTTACATTTATGGATTGATTTATCATCAAAATACTGTTCAATCCTTTCAACATTACTAGGGTAGTTGTCCTCAGCAGTCCAACATTCAAAACAGGCTGATTTAGCCTCAGCCATTGTACTGGCTTCAACTTCAAAGGTCTCAATCATAATGTTATGAGTGACAACCTTAAATAATTTCTTGGGTGTGTCCATAATCGGTGTTTAATAGAACACCCATAATGTAGCACATAAAAAATAATTTATCAATTCTCACTGATAATTCTAAGAATTTGACATTCATTGTATTAGCGATAATTTAAAAACATAAGCAGTTTACTGGATCGAACAATGTTAGTAAAAAGTCATTCATTATTTACCGCAAAGTCAGTCACCATAAGAGGCTCTGATATATTCTTTTTACTTTGCGTTCTTCAGAAACAGATGTCCAATCCTAATACTAGCGATAATTTTAATTTTAGAACAGAGGTATTATTGGATCGGATTATTAGTGATATAAATTTTAAGCGTATATAGTGTTGACATTATTGTGCTACACGTGTATTGTATTTAATGTAAGCATATTTCACCCACTAAAATGCAATCATTCGATCTATCAATTCTCAACCAGAGAATCAACCAACTCAACCCAGAGTCTAATATGGAACCGCTACGATTTGGCTATCAGGCACAATCCAATGAAACAAGGATGCCTCATA